CATTTCAAATCTCTGGCGTTCTCTTGTTCTTAGTGCCTTGAGTTTGATGTATTCGTATTCAAAGTTCATATATATTTAGTTTGTTTTGGGTTGAATCGCACGTCGAACTCTCCAGTTCCACCGTGTCTATTTTTAGAAATAATTATCAAAGCATCCTCAATCTCTGGCTTCTCCTCCTCGTAGTATGCAGGTCTGAAGGGGAACATCACACAATCAGCATCCTGCTCAATAGAACCTGACTCTCTCAAGTCTGATAGCATTGGCTTCTTATCTGCCCTATGCTCTGCCTGTCTGTTCAACTGACTCAAAGCAATCACAGTGATGCCCAAGTCCTTAGCAATTAGTTTCAACTGCTGTGATATTTGACTGACCTCTTGTTCTCTGTTCCTCTGGCTGTTCTTAGACTTGATTAAACCGATATAATCAACAACCAACATATCAAGACCATATTTCTGCCTGTGCAGTTGTGCCTTGTATCTAATGTCTGAGATAGTGAGATTTGCGCTGTCGTCAATCCAGAAGTCCTCTGTGCGCCTTACTGACCAGTCAAGCATTTCATTCAACTCAGCCTCACTGAAATCAGCCCTGCGGATATTTGTTGCCATCTCTTGATATTGAAGATAACGTCCAGCAAGTTGCTCATTGCTCATCTCTAAGGATAGAAACAGAACAGAGTTGCCCATTTCTGCAAAGCGCAAACCCGTTCCCAGAGCAAATGCAGTCTTTCCCATTGCTGGTCTACCTGCTACAATCACAAGGTCACCCTTGTTCCATCCTCCCAGATAGGCATCAATAAAAGCCCATCCTGAAGGCTTACCTGTCAAAGCCTCTCCTCGTTTTACTTTCTCAAGCATATCCTCCAACAGTTCACCTGTGACCTTTGCTAATGGCTCAGGGGATTTCTCTTCAATCCCTCCTGCATTATTTAGAACCTCCTGAATGTTGTTTACTTGAGTCTTAAGTTGAGTATCCTTCTCCAGAATCTTAATGATGTCTTTCTTGATTTGTTTCTTTGTTGCTATCGCCCTGATGAGGTCGCAATGTGGTTCAAAGTGTATGCTCGTATAATACTGACCCTGAATCTTTGCCGTTTCGATTTTGTCAATGCCCTCTCCATTTGCAACCGTTACCAAGTCAATCGGAAGGTTGTCAATGTACAACTCCTTTATTCTGGAAAAAATCGGCTGTAGTTTAGGTGAAAAACACTGCTCAGATAATCTGGGAATAAACCGCTGAGTTGATGGGTCTGCCAGTAAACAACTCAATACATATTTCTCACTGTCCATATTTGTCCTTCATTTTAATAAAAAAACTATCCTCTTTAATATCATTAACATTTACATTAACATTAACGGCTTTTTTGGGTTTGTCAGAAACCCACTGGGTTTTTTCGGTTTTCTTTGGTCGCCCTCCCTTTTGTCCGTTCAATGAATTTCTCAATCTGATTGATTCCCATTTTTTCAAATCCCTCTTGAGGTTCTGCCTTATAGGTATAAACAACAGACGAGTCATTTCATCAGGGGCATCAGGGTTCTGGTCATTCACATATTGCAAAATGTGCTTAAACAAAACCCCTGCCTGTTCATTGGTTAACTCATCAACAGTCTCAATCAGTTCCGTATAGAGAACAAAACTACTTTTTTCCTTTGCCATATTTCCTCCTGTACAATGGTTCAACATAAGGACGTTCACTTTCATCTGCTTGTCTTTGAACTTCATCCTCAAGTTTTTTGAACTCACGATATTCGTCACGAATAATTAAAAAAACAAATAGGGCTATCACATATATCACAGTGATAATGATGGCTATATACAACGGGAGACTCATACGATAGTGTTTAATAGTTCAACTGCGGCATCGAGTTTCTCCTTGATTTCAAACTCGACATCATGACGTTCAATCTCTGCAATGTGCAACTGCTTATTAATGCCCTCAAAGCGTGGGTCATACGAAACAAAATAACCCTTGTCATTTGCTGTTGCAATCAAACCAAGTTGCATCTGCCAGTAATAATCTGGATGAACTTCTTTGAGTGAATCGGCATCATAGATTTTAAAATTCTTGAGGTGTATTCCTGAATTAAATGGACACTTAATCTCGACAATAAAATCACCGCCCAAAGCATCAGGTGAATATCCAGAGTAATCTGTGTAGGGAATAAATACATGAGTCTCACCTCCGTAGTATTCAACCTCTTCAAAGGTTACGTTCTTAAACTTGTCAAATGCCATTGACTCGTATTGCTTCCCCCAGTCCAGAGCAGCCCCGAATGTTTCCTTTTGCAATCCTGTGAGTATCTCAGCGGCTTTTTCATATACAAAGGTCTCCCCTGTTTTAGATAGGGGAGAGCCTGAACGACTCTTCCCCATTAGTTTGTGAATCTCACTGGCTGTGAATCTCATCTGTCGAGCATTCAGCCATTCCTGTTCTGACTTAAATATCATTTTTTAATATCCATTAATTGCTTTTTAACATCAGGCTGTAGCCCGTAGATTGCCTCAATGTCCTTAATAGGTTTGCCCTTTTTCATGTGGTCAACTGCATACTGCCACATCTTATGTGAAGGTG